GGAACACGAAGACCCAAAGGTGCAAGCGTTAGTGGCAGCTCGCATAGGACTTAAGAGTACGCTAGAGGAAACACGTACTGACAGATTCTTGGATATTGCTACACGCGGGGCGCTTCCAGTACCGATCAAGTATTACGCCGCGCATACCGGACGGTGGGGCGGTTTAGACAAGATAAACTTACAGAACTTACCATCACGCGGGCCAAATGCAAAGGTATTGAAATCCTGTATTTGCGCCCCTGAAGGGTACACTCTGGTTGAATCCGACTCGGCTCAGATAGAGGCGCGTGTGCTTGCTTGGTTAGCACAGCAGAACGACTTGGTGGAGGCATTCACCAAAGGCGAAGACGTGTACAAGATCATGGCTTCAGCTATTTACAACAAACCTGTTGACGATATCTCAGCCAGTGAAAGGTTCGTCGGTAAGACTACTATACTAGGTGCAGGGTATGGCATGGGTGCTGTACGGTTCCGTGAACAACTGAAGACTTTCGGAGTTGATGTGGAAGCACCGGAAGCGTCACGGATTATCTCTGTATATAGAAACAAGAACCATGCAATAACAAAACTGTGGCGGCAAGCCCAGACAGCGATAACCAACATGTACCAAGACTATTCAACACCGCTTGGTAGAGAAGGTGTGCTTACAGTTGTTCCGAATCTCAAGGCAATAAAACTCCCCTCCGGCTTGCTCATGTACTACAATCAACTCAGAGCCGAAGAAGGTGAAAAAGGTCTACAGTATTCGTACAAGACCCGAATGGGTTGGACTAAAATCTACGGCGGTAAAGTTATAGAAAACGTGTGTCAGGGTATCGCACGTTGTGTGATGTCTGAACAGATGTTGCGTATAGCTAAAAAATATCCTGTTGTGCTAACAGTACATGATTCTGTAGTATGTTGTGTCAGAGACACGGAAGTAGACGAAGCTGCTGCTTACGTTGCCTCCTGTATGCGTTACACCCCAGATTGGGCCGAAGGGCTTCCGGTCTGTGGTGACGTGGAAATCGGCAAAACATACGGAGACTGTATTGAATGGAACCCAAGCCAACATGGTCATTCAGCAGCATAAAGACGTTCGACCAATGTCCGAAAAAGTATTACCACACAAAGGTCATAAAAGATTACAAAGAAGACTTCAACACTGAAGCGATTCTTTATGGGAATGAGTTTCACGAAGCAGCAGAAGACTACGTTTCCGAAAAGACTAATAAGCTAGACCCAAGGTTTGACTTTGCACAAGGTGCTCTGGACAAACTTAAGAACATGCAAGGTGAGAAACTTTGCGAATACAAGATGGGCTTAACCGAAAACCTAGAGGCTTGCGGATTCTTTTCCGACAATGTTTGGTATAGAGGGGTAGCTGATCTAATTATAATAAACAGAGATACCGGCGTAGCCAAAGTCATAGACTACAAAACCGGTAAGTCTGCTAAGTATGCAGACAAGGGACAGCTTGAACTAATGGCGCTTTGCGTCTTCAAGCATTTCCCAGAAATAAAAGTGGTTAAAAGCGGTTTGCTTTTTGTGGTATGCAATGCGTTCGTTAAGGAAACGTATACTGTAGAAAACCAAACCGAGTTGTGGCGTAAGTGGCTAACTTCCTACGGGTTGTTGGAAAAGGCTTACGACAAAGATGTATGGAACCCCCGACCTACAGGGTTATGTAGAGCACATTGTATAGTTATGGAGTGTCCCCATAACGGGAGGAGGTAATGACAGATACCACTGAAAGCGAGAAGCGTTGTCCTTTATGTGATGCAAGTATGGTTACGTATACCCATACAATAAATAAAGGGTCTACCGTATCTATGAAAAAACTCTACGATATGGGTGGTAAAGCACATTTGAAGGACATAGGGCTAACATACAATCAACGCGCTAACTTCCAAAAACTTGCTTATTGGGGGGCGGTGTACCAAACAGAAGAGAAAGGTGTCTGGGCATTATCAGATACAGGAACACGTTTTGTAGAAGGTATCATAGCATTGCCGTCACACATGTCTTCTTATCGCGGGGAAGCCCGAGAAGCTGATCCTGAGAAAACAAGACCCGTTTTCTTCAAAGAAATTTATCCTTACGAAATCCAAGACGAAGAAGTCACTCGCTACAAACAACGCGAGGACTATATAGCGGATGCCTACGAGGATTGGGCTAATACTTGAGGGGGCTGTCATGCCATATACAAAGAAGAAACGTCCTTATAAGAAAGAGTACCAACAACAGAAAGCCCGTGGTGAACATGCTGACCGTATGGAGCGGCAGCGTGCGCGGCGTAAGATAGACAAGGAAGGTGTAGATAAGAACAAGAACGGCAAAGCCGACAAGCGAGAGGGGAAGGATGTAAGCCACAAGAAAGCACTAAGTAAGGGTGGCAAGAACTCTCACGGCACTAAGATAGAAAGCAAGTCCAAGAACAGATCGTTCAAACGAGACTCAAAAGGTCGGCTAGTTTCTGAAACTAGTAAGCGCGAAAGCAAGAAAAAGAAGTAGTTTATGCAAATTGTTGATAACAGAGGCTTGCTTCTGCGGGTTCGTAATCCCGAAAAAATAACTGCGGCTATTCCCAAAAGCAAACAACTGCCGAATAACTACGTTGCAGTTAAATGGGGAGTAGACGAATCCAGAGTTTTACGAAACCTAAACATAAGGAACGTACCGTCTCCCATACTGGGCAAGTACAAGTGGACGGGTAAGTACCAACCTTTCGAGCACCAGAAAACAACTTCTTCCTTTCTAACTTTAAACAGCCGGGCGTTTTGCTTTAACGAGCAAGGCACTGGAAAGACCGGTTCCGCTATCTGGGCATCAGACTTTCTAATGAAAGAAGGTGTGATAAGACGTGTACTTATCATTTGTCCGTTGTCGATTATGGATTCTGCATGGCGTGCCGATATGTTCAACTTTGCTATGCACCGTACGGTGGACATAGCGCACGGCGCTAAAAAGAAACGTCAGGAGATTATCAACAGCGATACTGAGTACGTGATCATCAACTACGATGGCGTTGAGATAGTCAAAGACGAGATCATAAACGGCGGCTTCGACCTAATTATTGTCGATGAAGCTACGCATTATAAAAACGCACAGTCCAAAAGATGGAAAGTTTTAGCCAGTATTATACAGCCACACACATGGTTGTGGATGATGACCGGTACTCCGGCAGCACAGTCTCCAGTAGATGCGTTTGGTTTAGCAAAACTTATTAACCCTAAAGGTGTACCTAAATTCTTTGGTGCGTTTCGTGACATGGTTATGTACAAGATAACGCAATTCAAGTGGGTTCCTAAAGACAACGCTAGCGACACAGTATTCAACGCACTACAACCGGCAATACGTTTTACAAAAGAAGAGTGCCTTGACCTACCCGATATGACTTACGTTAAACGTAAGGTCGAGCTGACGGCGCAGCAGAATAAATACTACAAACTTCTTCGTGAACAACTGATAGCGGTCGCCAGCGGGGAACAGATAACTGCCGCTAACGCTGCGGTTAACATGAACAAGCTCCTACAAATCTCCTGCGGTGCGGTCTATTCGGATACTGGAGAGACGTTGGAGTTTGATATTAAGAACCGATACAAGGTATTGCGTGAGGTAATAGACGAGTCTAGCCAGAAAGTTTTGGTGTTCGTCCCCTTCAAGCATGTCATTGGGGTACTAGCAGATAAGCTGACTGCGGATGGTATTACCAACGGAGTCATAGACGGTACGGTTAGCGCAAACAAACGTACAGAACTGTTCAGCCGATTCCAAGAAAACCCAGACCCGCGTGTGTTGATTATACAGCCACAGGCTGCGGCTCACGGAGTAACGCTCACAGCGGCGAATACAATCGTATGGTGGGGGCCAACGTCCTCTTTGGAGACGTACGCGCAAGCTAACGCCCGCGTGCATCGCTCTGGGCAAAAGCATCCTTGTACCGTTGTGCAGCTAGAAGGCTCCAACGTAGAGAAACACATTTATTCGTTGTTGGACAAACGCATCAATGTCCACACGCAAATGATCGACCTATACAAAAACGTACTTGACGAGTGATACTCACCTAGCTAAACTAGGTAAAACAGAGTAAAACTTAGTAAAAACAAGTATAGGAGAAGATGATGGCCGAGGTTACACATGACCTTGATCGTCTCGTGTCGGTGTTCATAAAGATACGGGACAAGAAAAACCAGATCGCTGCTAAAGCACGCGAAGAAGAACAAGCCCTCAATGAGAAGTTAAAAGTCATAGAGGGCGCACTACTAGACCACTGTAAGGACAACGGTATCGAGTCTGTCCGTACTGAGTCTGGCACGTTCTATCGTTCGCTAAGGCAGAAATATTGGACTTCAGATTGGGAGTCCATGAACAAGTTTATCCTAGAAAACGAAGTGCCTGAGCTTCTGGAAAAAAGAATCCACCAAGGAAATATAAAGCAGTTTCTTGAGGATAACCCTGCCTTACTACCGGCGGGGCTTAATTGCGAAAGTGAATACACAGTAACGGTGCGGAGAAAGAAATGACGGATGATGGCTACCAACCGGTAGATGAACTTGCAAAACATCTTTCTGTCAAAGTGCCAACCATCCGAGAGTGGGTAAACAAGGGATATATCCCTGCGTCTACCTACGTGAAAGTGGGTAAGACCTACCGCTTTAACATACCGGAAGTCGTGGCTGCTTTGAAACAGGAAGCCCCAGAACCAAACCAAACAGAAGAAAATCCACCAGTACAACTAGAATTTGATTTTGATAGCGAGGAAGACTTATGAGCGAAGTAGCTTTATTTGACAATATGCCGGACGAATACAAGAGCCTTTTGGCTCAGTTAGAGCCGGATACTAACGCCACAGGGGGGCAGAATAAGTCCTCTAGCAGCGGTGGCCCCAATCGGCTCAGTATTCGTGGCGGCGTTTTTCGTCAGGTAATTAACGGTGACGAAGTGGGAGAACTAGAACAACGTGCAATAAACGTAGTTATCGTAAAGACCGCTCCCATAGCACGTCAGTATTATGCGGGAGAGTACGTACAAGGTCAGAACAATCCTCCTGTTTGTTGGTCTGGCGACTCAAGCACAGGTAAACCTTCAGCAGACGTAGTATCGTCCGATAGACAGTCAGAGACTTGTTTTGATTGCCCACAAAACGTGAAAGGTTCTGGGGGTAGTGGGGGACGGGCTTGTCGTTATTCACAGCGCGTAGCAGTTATGTTAGCTAATCCAGAAGGTAAGATTGTCTCCAAAGACATGTACCAATTACAGCTACCCGCTACTAGTGTGTTTGGCGATAACAAGCAGAAGATGGGCCTACAGACTTACGCTAGGTTCTTGGTATCTAAGAAAGCGCCTTTAGCCTCCATACTTACAGAAATTCGTTTCGATACAGACTCTTCTACTCCAAAACTGTGCTTCAAACCAGTGCGCATGTTGGATCAGGACGAGTTGGCTATGGCACTGGAGAATCAAAAGTCCGACGAGACTGCAAAACTTATTGCGCTCACAGTAAAACCGAAAGAAGATAACGAGCCTGTCGCTATCGCAGCACCTCAAGAAGTAAAGATTGAGGAACCTATTGCTCCGGCTGTTGTCGAAGATACTCCGGAAGAAATAGAAGAGCCGAAAGTTAAGGTCTCTAAAAAGAAAGCCGCAGAGAAACCTGCGGATGTTGATCTCACCAGTTTATTGGATGAGTTTGATGACTAAAACCGGTGGGGCGCATTTGCGCCCCTTATCCTCTGAATGGATTAACTATGAAAACCACAGAATTCCTGAATGCTATTCTTAGCGATGAAGGCGAATACTGTGTTGTAGGAATAAAGAAAAGCGATACCCCCGATAAAAAACCAGTAATAAAACACAAGTTTTACCAGAACATAGAAGCGGTATCTGAAGCGGCAGAAAATTTTGATGCTGAAGGGTACGATGCGTATTACACCCCCGCTACTTTTGTGGAGGGCACGACAAATCGCGTAGCTAAAAACGTCTTACAGATGAAGGCGTTGTTTCTTGATCTGGATTGTGGGGAAGGAAAAGCCTACAGCACACAAGCAGATGCACTAAAACATTTACGAGAATTTAGGAAACATTTTAATCTCCCACAATGCACCGCTGTAGTTAACTCAGGGCGTGGTCTGCACGTCTACTGGGTGCTTACGCGTGCCTATTCCCGAGAAGAGTGGCTTCCTGTAGCGGAGAAACTGAAAGCTGCCTGTGCCGAATTTGGTCTGGACGCTGACTCAGTGGTGACTGCTGACGCTGCGCGAATCCTACGCGTACCGAACACTCACAACTATAAGGACGATCCTGCACTCAACGTACAAGTGGTCAACAAGGAGTTGGCTAAACACGTTGAGCTAGACAAGTTTGCCGCAAGTTTACCAGATGCGGCGATACCAGTTCTCACCAAAAGAGAGTTCACAGAACAAGATCGTGAAGATATTGCCAGAGCTAAAGGATGGGACAACTACCAATCCAGATTCGGCAAGCTGCTTGAATTGAGTGCGCAGGGGAAGGGCTGTGCTCAAGTAAACCGAGCGGTGATGTCCCCCAACGAGCTTAGTTATAACGATTGGATACACATACTGTCAGTCGCAGGAAAGTGTACGGTGGATGGTGACAAGGCCATACACCTCATATCTCAAGGCTACGAGGGCTACGATCCTCAAGAAACGGAGGAGAAAGCTGCTTCTCTGCTCAAGCCCCACTACTGCACTACGTTTGAAGAAGACAATCCAGAAGGCTGTAAAGGTTGCCCACACAAAGGGAAGATACAATCTCCAATGAAGTTGTGTATGGAGATGCGGGAGGCCGAATCAGACGAAGTAGAAGTACAAGTTGTTGAAGTAAAAGAAGTTTTAGCGGAGGG